GGGCCAGATCCTGAGCGCCGTGCAGATGCGTGAAATGTTCCCCGGCACACAGATTGAGGACGGTCTTTACAACCTTAAGCCAGACGGCACGGCGAACAAGGTCGGTGGTGGCGGCACGACAGTCAATCTTGACCAGCGTTCGGAAGGTAAGTTCGAAGAAGCATTCGCTACTGGCGATGCCAAGACAATCACGGACGTTTACAGCGCGGGTTTGATGGCGCAGCGCAACTTAGGCCGCATTGACCAGCTAGAGCAAGCACTAGCCTCTGCACCTTCTGGTGGCTTGGGCGTTATCAAGCAAGTGGCTGGTGAGTTTGGCATCGCAACCGAGGGATTGGGCGACCTCCAAGCCGCGCAGGCATTGATCAATTCACTGGTGCCTGAGCAGCGTCAGCCGGGTTCTGGCCCCATGAGTGACGCCGACCTTGCGCTGTTCAAGCAATCGCTGCCACGGATCGTCAACCAGCCTGACGGCAACCGGCGCATCATTGAAACCATGCGCGCCATCGCTGAGTATGACCAAAGCGGCGCAGCAATCGTTCAGCAGATGCGGTCTGGCGAGATTGACCGTGCGCAAGCGTTCCAACTTATGCAGCAGCGCCCCAACCCGCTTGCTGGGTTCCGTGCGCCTGCCGGTGATGCGCCCGCCGATGGTGCGCCATCAAGCGGTGCGCCTGCCATCCGCACATTTAACCCACAGACGGGCCAACTGGAGTAAATCGGCATGATTGAGATACAAGCGCCAGATGGAACGATTGTCAGGTTTCCTGCGGGGACTGACGACGCCACAATCCAGCGTGTCATGCGCGCGGAATACGGACAGGCTGTGCCAACACAACGCACTCGGACTGCATTGCAGGGCCTTACCTTGGGGCTGGCAGATGAGGCAGAGGCGGGCGTTCGTCGCGCGTTTGGCCAGCCTTACGATGAAACGCTTGCCGATATTCGCGGCGGGATTGAAGCCTACCGCGAAGATCGCCCTGTTGAGTCTATGGGCTTTGAGTTGGGCGGCGCTATTGTTCCTGCGTTAATTCCGGGCGGTGGGCCTGCAACGGCAGCACGCATGGTTGGTCGCGGCGCTCTTGAGGGCGGTGCGTATGCTTTCAACACCGGCGAGGGTGGCTTTGGTGAACGCGCGATGCGTGTCCCCGGTGGCGCTGCATTGGGCGGTGGTGGGGCTGTTGTCGCAGGTCAGGCCACGCGGTTGGCTGGTGGTGCCTTGGGGTCGCTGACTGATGCCACGCGCCGCCTTGTTGGCAATCGCGGATCGTCTATCGTTGAAAACGAAATCCAGCGACTTGCATCGCAGACAGGCAAATCTTCTGATGAAATTGCAGACGATATTCTTTCGGGGCGTTTGCTTGCAGAAAACAGCACTATTAAGGCGGCTGTCCGGGCATTGCGTTCTGGCGGCGGTGATGCGTCTCGGATTATTAATGAAGCCCTTGAGCCTCGCCCTGCGTCAACGCGGGCAGCGGCCCTTTCGGATCTTCGCCAGTATCTGTCTGACGTAGACGCACCAAGCGCATTGCAATCTCAGCGCAGAAGTGAGGATGTGGCGCGAGTGGCAGAGCGCGCAGCCTATGGGCAGTTCCGCAACATGCCTGCGCCTGACGATGTGGTTGAGGAATTGGCAAACACGCTGCGCCGCGTGCCTTCCGCCGCAGAGGAAGTCGCCATTGGCCTGCGCGCTGAAACTGGCGCAGCACCTTTCTTTCAAATCCTTGAGGATGGCAGCGTTCAATTTAGCCGAACCCCAACGGTTTCAGAAGTTGAGAGCGTTCGTCGCGCTGTCGGCAACCGTGCATCGGCTTTGTTCCGTGGCAGCATGGGTGGAGCAGGTGAGGCTGTAGCAGGCGTAGAGACAGGCCTTCGGGGTTTGCTTGATGAAGCCGTGCCAGAACTAAGCGCGACCCGTGCAACAGCCGCTGGAGTGCGCAAACAGCGTGATGCATTCGAGGCCGGGCGCATTGCATTGGCCGGTGACGTTAACGAAAAGCTGGGCGAGTTTGCGCGATTGAGCGACCCTGACCAGATCGAGGCATATCGCGCAGGCCTGATGTCAGCCATTGAAGCGCGGTCTGCAACTGGTTCGCGTCAAAGCATGATCCGCAACATGGCCAATGAGGAAACCAAAGAAGGCCGGATATTGCGTGAGGTTCTGCCGCAAGACGCTGTTGATGACGTGCTGCGTTCGGTTGAAACCGCAAGCGGTGCGCAAGACGCTGCATCTTTTGTCTTGGGCGGATCTCCAACGGCTGAAACCTTGATGGAGCAATCGCGTCAGGGCTTGGGCCTTTCTGTTGCCGATATTCGGGGCGCGCTGTCTATGGATGGCCGAGCGATTATGAATGTTGCGGGGGCTATAACTGATCGCTTCAAGCGCGAACTAAGCGACCCTGAACGCGCACGGATTGCCCGCATCTTGGTTTCTGAAGATGCTGACCTTGTTCGCCGTGCCATTGAAGATGATGGCGCATTGGCGGCTTTGCGTGATAGGATTGAACAAATCACGGCCACAGCAACGCGCGGCGCAACACGGGCTGGGGCTATCGCACCGGCGGAAACTGGTGGCGATATATCTGGGCAATCAATGCGCGGCCTACTGGCTCAATAAAGGACACGACATGGACCCCGAAGATATGATCCCCGAAGAAGTGTTGGACATCCTTGATGACGCTGGCGTGATCGAGGACGAAGAAGATACGACCACAGGCCCACAGCCGCTTGACGAGAGCGACATCCAAGCGGTGTTCTCTACCGCCGTTGAGGATGCGATTGATTTCATCGAAAGCGATGTCAGCGAGGGCCGTATCAAGGCCCAGCGATATTTCGACGGTGAGACAGACATCGGCTATGAGGACGGGCGCAGCAAGGTTGTAGCGACCAAGGTGCGCGACATCGTGCGGTCAATCAAGCCAAGCCTGATGCGGATCTTTCTGTCATCCAGCAAGTTTGTGGAGTTTATCCCGCGCGGGCAAGAGGATGTGCAGTTTGCCGATCAGGCCACGACCTACATTCACTGGAAGTTTAACGAAGTTGGCGGGTTCCGCATCCTATCCGATGTGTTCCACGATGCGCTGATCAAAAAGATGGGCATCGCCAAAGCCTATTATGAGGAAAAGACCAAGACTAAAATCTACACCTACAGCGGCCTGAACGACATGCAGTTTCAGGCGTTGATGTCTGATCCTGATGTCGAGGTCATTGAACATACGGAAACCACAGAAGCCGAAGCGATGGTTGCGCCAGAGATGGCGTTTGGCGCACCGCCTGTCACGTCGCATGATCTAAAGATTTCGCGCACGACATACGCTGGCGACATTGTGATCGACAGCATCCCGCCGGAGGAGTTTTTCTTTGACCGGAATGCCCGCACGATTGACGATTGCTATGTCTGCGGCCAGCGGACAGATATGCGCGTCGGTGATCTGGTGGCGATGGGCTTTGAGTTTGACGACGTGTTCAATCTCAATAGCAGCACCGACAATGACACGATCGTAGAGAGCGAAGAAGAAGCCCGGCGCGGCTACAGCCTGAACGGCAACGAAGACGAAAACGCCATTGATCCATCCATGAAGAAGGTGATGGTGACTGAGGCGTATATGCGCATCGACGTGGACGGCACGGGTATCCCAACGCTGCACCGCGCTATTCTGGGCGGCAATGCCTACAAGGTGCTGTCCGTTGAGCCGTGCGATGAAATCCCGTATGCCATCTTTGAGATTGACCCAGAACCGCACACGATGCTGGGCCGGTCTATTCCCGATCTGACAATGGACGACCAAGACACGGCAACGTCAATTCTTCGCGGCGTTCTGGACAACGTGGCAATGGTCAACAATCCCCGCATCGGTATCGTCAAAGGCAAGGTCGATGTTGATGACGTGCTGAACAATGAGATCGGGGCCGTGATCCGCCAAGACGCGCCGGGCATGATGGAAGTTTATGCCGTGCCGTTTACCGCAGGCCAGACCCTGAGTGCGCTGCAATACATGGACGGGCTGGTAGAGCAAAAGACAGGCGTCACACGGGCCAGCATGGGGCTTGACCCAGACTCCATGCAGTCAACGTCCAAGGTGGCTGTCAGCGCCACTATACAAGCTGCTGCGGGCCAGATCGAGACAATGGCACGCAACCTTGCCGAGGGCGGTATGCGCCGCCTGTTCGGCCTGATACTGCGACTGACGGTCAAGCACGCTGACGGCGAAAAGCTGATGCGTCTTAACAGCCAGTTTGTACCAGTTGATCCCCGCGTCTGGGATACGTCGATGGATGTGTCTGTGAACGTGGGTCTTGGCACCGGGCGCGAAGAAGAAAAGTCTGCCGCATACCGCGAAATCCTTGGGATGCAGATGCAGATATTCCAGCAGTACGGGCTGGGCAACGGTGTTGTTTCGCTGACAGGCATCCGCAACACGCTGGCCGATATGCTGGCATCGTCTGGCATCCGCAATGCAGAGCGCTACTTCAACCCGATGTCGCCAGAGATTGAACAGCAGATGATGATGCAGGCGCAACAGGCGCAGCAACAGCAGCAGCAAATGACTGATCCCAATCAAGCCTACATGATGGTTGAACAAGCCAAGGCGCAGGCGCGTATGCAGACCGACGCCCAGCGCGCCCAGCTTGACGCACAGAAGGCGGTTGCCGACCATGAGCGCAAGATGATGGAGATGTCGGCCAACATGGATTTGGAGCGCGATAAAATGGCGCAGCAGTTGGCTTTGGATAATGCCGAGTTGCTGGCGAAATATGGATTGAAGGCAAACGAAATGGCCATCAAAGCTGAACAAAACGCCCCGCGTGACCCAATGGGTGTCCCACGATGAGTGCTGAACAGAAGAAACAGCACGCGGAGCGCCTTTTGGCCGATCCTACTTTGCGCGAGGCGCTGGATATGGTAAGAGGGAAAGCAATTGGGGTATTCAAACACCCCATATCGTCGCAAGACGAGATTATGGAAGCGCACCGGATGGTCCGGGCGTTAGATGCTTTGGAGACGCAGCTTGTATCGTTCGTAGTGGACGGCAAGATCTCGGAGCATCGGAATAGGGAGCAGCACCGTGGATAACACGACTGCAACGGGCAGCATCGAAGATGTTGCGGACAATCTGATCTTTGATCAGGAACCTGCCGAGCAGGACGAAGTGATGGAAGCCGACGATCAAGACGATCAGGCGGAAGTTGCGGAAGCCGAGGAAGCAGACGAAACGGTGGACGAGGCAGACGAAGCCGATGAAACCGACGAGGATGACGACGCAGAGGACGCCGAGGAGACCGACGAGGAGCCAGCGCAATCGCTCTATGCCGTAAAGGTAAATGGCGAAGAAAAGCAGGTGACCCTAGACGAGTTACGCCGAGGCTATTCGGGTCAGGAATACATCCAGCAACAGATGCGTCAAGTTGCCGAAGGCCGTAAGCAGGTCGAAGCAATTTACAATCAGTTGCAGCAGGAAGCACAGCAAGTTGCTACGCTTCGCCAACGACTGGAGACTGACGGCATTCCCGCCCAGCCCAAGCCACCCGGACGCGATCTTTTTGAGAGAGATCCGATTGGATACATGGAAGCCAAGCTGAAATACGACGACGATGTCGCAGCATGGCAGGGTCAAGTTGGGGAGTTTGAGGCGGTAAGTAATCGCCAACGACAAATGCAAGAGCAAGCGCAGGCCTATACACTCCAGCAGGAGATGGCCAAGCTGACGCAGGTATTGCCGGAGATTGCCGATCCCGAAAAGGGTCCGCAGGTTCGCAAGGCGATGATTGACGTTGGTGTCGAATACGGCTTCGCGCCGGATGAGATTGCGCAGGTAGTTGACAGTCGGCAGGTTCGGGTTCTGCACGACGCCATGAAATACCGTCAGATGATGGCGGCAAAGGATGGCATCAAGCAGAAGGTTGACCGCGCGCGCCCTATGGTAAAACCGGGCGTCAAGCAGCCAACCAGTTCGGGCAAGGTGAAGCAACGCAAGGTCGCTGAAGGCCGAATGCGATCCACGGGTAGCGTTGATGACGTTGCTAAGTTTCTCTTGTCTTAATATAGGAGCCTCGAAATGGCTGTGAATGCAAACACCAACAAGACCTACGATGTGAAAACCATCCGTGAGGACTTGCAAGATGCGATGATTTCGATCTCGCCAACCGAAACCCCGTTCCAGAGCGCCATTGGCCGCAAGACTGCAACGAACACTTATTTTGAGTGGTCGGAAGTCGATCTGGCAGCACCAGCCGCAAACCGCGTGCTGGAAGGTGAAGCAGCACCCGGCAACGATGCGCCGACCAACGCTGTCCGCCTTGCCAACTACACCCAGATCTCTGACAAGGTTGTCGAAGTTTCCGACACCAACCAGAAGGTTAACGGTGTGGCCGATGCGCAGACTGTTGCCAAGCAGATCGCCTACAAGCTGAAAGAGCTAAAGCGCGATATGGAAGTGATGCTGCTGTCCAACGTAGCCGCCGTTCCCGGCGATGCGACGACAGCCCGCATCACTGGTGGCCTGCCAGCCTTCCTGCGCACCAACGTTAACCGTGGCGTTAGTGGTGCAAACCCAACGCTGTCTGGCACCACCACTGGCTATCCCAACGCGGCTGCAACTGACGGCACACCACGCGCCCTGACCGAAGCGATGCTGAAGTCGGTCATCGCTCAGTGCTGGGACAACGGCGCAGAGCCATCCATCGTTCTGTGTGGTTCGGCTGTGAAGCAGAAGATCTCTGCAACTTTCACCGGTTCGGCAACCAAGTTTAAGAACGTCGATGACATGAAAGTCGTCGCCGCTGTTGACCTTTACGTTTCCGACTTCGGCGAATTGCAGATCGTTCCAACACGTTTCTTGGAAACACGCACCGTAGCTGGCCGCGATGTGTTCGTTCTTGATCCAAACTACGCACGGGTTGCATACTTGCAGACCGTCACGCAGAAGCCACTGGCCCGCACAGGCCACGCCGAGCGTCGTTTGATCTCGACCGAGTATGGGCTTCAGGTTGATTCCCAGAAGGCACATGGTATAATTAGTGACATTAATGGCGCACTGTAAGCCATTATCATATCACGATTAAAGATTGGGGCGGCTTCGGCTGCCCCTTTCGCTTCCGGCTTGCGCCGGTAAAGCCAAGTTCTTTTTCCAAAAGAATACGTTTAGCAACAGCGCTTTCTATTGTGGGAAAAGTCCCGCAATACTTGCCTGAAATATAAAGCCGTATTTTTCCTGTCTTGCTGACAAAGACCCCAGCATGACCGCTCTTGTTGTCTGCCCTAAGGCCTGAGTTGCGCTGGTTTTCTGCTTGATTAACCAATCTAAGGTTTGCCAGCCGGTTGTCATGCCTGATCCCGTTCACGTGATCAATCTGGCCTATTGGCTCTTGCCCAAAAACCAGTTTCCAAATTAATCTGTGCGCCTTCAGTGATAAGCCTGCCACTGAACCTATTTTATATCCGTTGGCATCAATATGGCGAAGTGCCTCCTTGCCAGCATACCGCGTGTTCCATGTGTTGCAGATGCGCAGGTCATTGCCTTTAAACATTTCACGCGGGCGCGGCTTCCAGAACAGCAGCCCAGTTTCTGCGTTGTAATCCAGCAGTTGACGCAATGTTTCTACAGGTGGTAAGTCTTTGGCCATCGGAGCCTCCTTGGTTCGGTTTCGATCACGGCTCCGGCAGTTGGTCCTGCGCGGAGCCATTTCATTATAGCGGCATCCGGTAAAAATCCAAGGTGCTTTACCGGCAGCCATAAATCGTGTAACTTTCGGGCAACGGCTACAGCTAACCCCCTGAGGAAAATTACATGCCCAAAATCCGTATCACAACAGATCGCAAGCCGTGGCTAAACGGTAGCCCGCTTGAAGTTGGCACCGAAGTTGATGCAACCGATGCAGATGCGCGCACGCTGATTGATCTTGGCTTTGCTGAGGAAATCAAGGTTGCACGCAAGGGCAAGGGTGCCAGCGATGTATGATGTCCGCGAAAAGATGATCGAAGAAGACGGCAAGCTGCACATCACCCGTTCGCAGGATGTCAAATATCTAATCGACGAGAACAAGGCGCTGGCCGACATTGCCCCGTCTATGCACGGTGACGCCAAGTTTCGCCTTGCTGGTCGCATCCCGTTCGTCATTGCCGAGCAATGGTCTGCCGAGTGCGGTGCGGGTATTGGGACAAAAGAGTTTGCCCTTTATTGCAAAAAGAAAATGATGAACGGCGATTTCGCTGCGTTCCGGGTCAAGGGGTTCTGACATGGCTGATGAACCAAACACGCCAGACCATCGCTGGTATGAGCGCCGCAATAACATTTCACTGCCGAAAGAAGATTTCAGCCGCGATGTAATCTTTGACAGCGGCATTGAAAAGATTGATGCGTGGATTGCATTGCAGCCTTGGGGGACGGCATGAACGAAGCACTGCCATTCATTGACGCAGCAATGAAGTATCTAATCGTCCCAGCGGTTATTTGGGTTTGGATTCTGCACAAGCAACAAGGCATCCATTCAACGGATATTGCGGTTTTGCGCGCAGAGGCTAACGCACGCGACCAAGCCCGGCGCGAAGAACGCGAGGCGACTGCCGCCCAGCTTGAACAGATCATAAGCATGTTACAGACGCTCAACGGGCGCATTGACACAATGATGTCGGGAAACAGCAAATGAGGCGCACATTCGCACACTATAGCAAGGTTCCGCCCGCCGAATGGCCTTGGCATCATTTCAGCCCGCGCGAGATCGCTTGCAAAGGCACCGGCAAGCTGACAATAGACACCGAGGCAATGGATATGCTGCAACGCCTTCGCAGCAACCTTGGCAAGTCGTTGATCCTGACATCTGCATATCGGTCGCCAGAGCATAACCGCAAGGTCGGTGGGGCCAAGGCATCTAAGCACATGGAAGGCATCGCGTTTGATGTCCGCATGGACAACCACGATCCGCACACGTTCGAAGCTGCGGCCCGCGCGGTCGGCTTTACAGGTTTCGGCTATTATCCCAAGTCAGGGTTCATGCACATTGACACGGCAGAGCCGCGTAGCTGGGGGACACATTGGCCGCTATCCCCCACATCGTGGCCCACAGAGCCGCCCCGACAGCCTGAGAAGCTATCCGATGACAAGGACGCCCAAGCAGCCGCTGGGGCCGGTGTAGCGGGCGCTGTGGCCGTCGCAGCAGACTATCTGCCTGTCTTGGGTCAGTTGGCCCCCACGGCGCAGCTTGTGGCAGTTGTCGTGGCTGCTGGGTTCATTGGCTACATGCTTTGGCGTCGGACGCGTTGAATGTTTCTGCGCATAAAACTTTGGCTTGCCGCCGCTGGTGCGCTTTTGATCGCTTTCGCCGCAACATACTGGCGCGGAAAGTCCAGCGTGGCCGCAGCCGCAAAACGTAGGGAACTGGAAAGCTATGTTGGAACCCGTGAACGCATGGACAAAGTTACTCTGCCTGACGATGATCGCCTTGACGACTGGCTGCGCGATAGGTCCAAGCGCTGAGGCGATCTGTGACGGCACCGACAATCTGCGCACCCAACATGCTGCGGCGCTTATTGAAGACGGTGGGCCGCAATCCAAAAGGTCAGGCGTTGCTCTTATCGCCACAATAGATGCAGGCTGCGGGTAATGATCGCCCGTGGCCTATTTCCGGTGGTTATAGCCTTCGGGCTATCTTCTGCCGCAAATGCGCAGGCTTGCTTTAATCGCCAGCACCTTGAGGCTTTTTTGAAATCTGAATTCAACATGTCCCTGATGTCGTGGGGCATCACAGCCGAGGGCAATATGATTGAGTTGTGGTGGGCTGAGAACGGGCATTTTGCAACTGTCACGACAACGCCGCGCGATTGTGTTAGCGTGGACATGCCAGAACACCTGCACGAACGCCTCCGCAGGCCACCGCAACGCAACTTTGCAGCGCCGATCAAGCCACTTGACCGTGGAGAACCTCTTTAATGCCAACACCACCTATTGACCCAGCCCTGTTGCAGGAGGCGATTGACCTTTGGCGTGAGCATGGCAGATCCGTTCGCAATGCCGCTGACGCTTCTGGGCTAAATTATTACACCTACGCATCGCGGCTGGAGAAAGCAAAAAAGCTGGGGATGCATCTGGACCCAGCGGTTCGTGACAGCATGAGCGCGGTCGGGACGGGCATGGTCCCTGCGCTGATTTGGGCCAAGACCAAATCGCAAGACGGCACAAGTTATTCAACGCTGCTGAAGCCTGAGCAAGACACGCCAGACAGCATCGCAGACCGCCTACGGACGGCGCTGGAGGGCATGGAACCTGCATTGCCTATATCGGCACCAGAACAGACGCTTGCCAACCTGCTGACCGTGTATCCTTTGGCTGACGTTCATGCTGGAATGATGGCGTGGGGCAAGGAAACTGGCGAGGATTACGACACGGACATTGCAAGCAACAGGGTGCGCGAATGGGTGGGCCGGGCCGTTGATGCATCCCCAGCATCTGAGACGGCGGTTATCCTTGGTCTGGGCGATCTGCTTCACGCCGACGATCAGCAAAACATGACGCCCCGATCCAAGCATGTTCTTGATGTGGATACTCGGCATTTCAAGACGCTGGACGTGACGATACAGGCGCTGGCCTATGGCATCGAATATGCTGCTCAGAAGCACGCGCGGGTCATTGTCCGCATTTTGCCCGGAAATCATGATATAACGGCTTACATGGCGATCATGTTTGCCCTGCATGAGCGTTACCGCGAAAACCCGCGCATTGAAGTCCAGAAAATACCGGGTGAGTTTTTCGTGATGCGGCACGGTAATTGCCTTGTCGCTGCGCACCACGGTCACGGGGCCAAGCCAGAGCGCATGGTTATGTTCTTGGCGGATGAACACGCAGAGGATTGGGGCAAAACCCGTCATCGGTTTCTGTTCACTGGGCATCTGCATCATCTAAAGATGGCCGACATTGGCGGCGTGCAATGGATGCAACTTAGGGCTATCACGGCAAAAGATGCCTATGCGGCAGGCAAGGCTTATTCCGCGCGGGCATCTTTGGAAGCAATCACATTTGACGCCGATCAAGGCGAGATACAAAGGGTCAGGGTTTCAGCATGAACGAACGCAGCCGGATCTTGACCGAGGCTGACGCGCTGGTGAATGGCGACCGTCAGGCAGACTACGGGACACCGCAGGAAAACTTCGCCCGCATTGCGCAGATGTGGTCAATTATTCTGGGGCATCCTGTTCGCCCCGATCAGGTTGCGCTGTGTATGGCTGGCCTAAAGCTGGCCCGGCTGGCTAATGGTCCGCACCGGGACAGTTTTGTTGATGGCTGCGGATACCTTGCTCTGGCCGCAGAGTTGTCGCCTGACAACCTATCTGAGCTTCTCAGCGACTAAGGGCAGGAACCCGTGATCGGGGCCGTTGCGCTCCACCCAAGCCCGTTTGTTGTTGTGTATCGCCATCAAACCATCTTGATGGCAGAGTTTTCATAGTGGAATGGTATCAAAGTCGCTGGCCTTGTTCGTGCCGTATCGGTCACAGATCACATGATGCACATCTGACGGGCCGGGCTTGCCACATATAACGCATGGAAGCTGCTTGACGCGGGCCATGTGAGCGCGCGCCTTTGCTGTGCCGCGTTCCGGCTTTGGTTGTTTTAACCCAAGAGGACCGCGACCGGTGAGGTTCAAAGCCAACGCTCCCATTTATGGCAGGCCGTGTTTACCTGCTTTGCCAGATCGTAAAGGTCAGTCACGCGCGCCTTGCTCTTTTTGGCGCGGTGGATGCCGGCTGCGATGCGATCCTTTTCTTCATATAGCGCAGATAGCTTGTTACGGGCAATCGGGGCCATGATAGGCTTGAGCATCCAGCGCATCACAGCATTCCTAGGGCTTGGCGATACAATTCTTCGATTGCATCTTCTTCGGCCAAAACATCGGCACGCTTTTTGCGCAGAGACACGATCTTGCGGATAGTCTTTACGCAGTATCCGCTGCCCTTGGCTTCAACATAAATTTCCGCGCGGGCTTCGGTTTCGTCAGAAATCCGCGCGTTTTGGTGTTCGATGCGTTCAACGATTGCGCGCAATTCATCGGCGGTGACGTT